ACTTTACTAGCAGTTCCACCAATTTCAACTTGTAAATATAATTTGTGAAGTAAATCTCCATTACGAGATATTTGGCATGTCATACGACTTCCAAAACCGACAGTGCCATTATGGCTTTGAATAATAGATTCAATAGAGAAGTTAGTATGACGTCTGTATACAACTTTAAAAAAGGTAATTTGTGGATTACCGGTAAGATATACATCTTGTGCTCCATAGGCAACTAGTTGAAGTAAGCCTCCACCCATTTTATGTTATTTATTTATAGCAAATATAAAAATAATATGAAATATATATAATTAAATGAATTAATGAATTAATTAATCATTTTGAATAAATTTAATATGTCTAATAACACTACTATCAGAATAATTATAGATTTCTGATGTATTAGATAAATCTTTATGAAAAACTTTGATAAGTTCATTAATTTTATTTTTTCTATTTAAAAGATCCTTATCTAAATTAATACCATCTTGTATTTGTTTATTTGAAGAATATTTTTTATGAACAAATTCTGGTTGTGCTTCTTTAATTTTTTGAACATATTCGATATATGTATCTTTTAATGTAACTTTAATTAGTTCAACAACTCCTAAATAATATTTATAATATTCAATAAATTTATGTTTTCTTGCTAAATTAATTTTATATTGATTTTCTGTAATTTGTTTAGTAAGAAATTTATATCTATTCTCATTATACCATTTACTAATAACAGTATCTCTAATTTTACCTTTAATATCAGGAACAATAACATGATTATAATGTCTATATAATTGTTCAATATTACTAATATTTTTAAAAACATCAGTATTATGAAAAATAGATTTATCTTTTAAACAAATATTAATATAATTACATGAATTATTACCATTCCATAAGATAGAATGTGCTGTCCAATAAGCTTGTATATTATCATCATCACATAAATTATCATGAGGATTTCTATCAATTGGAATGCCATTTTCTCGCATATATCTAAAATATTCAGGATTATGAATATATCTATTTTTTTTAACAATATTACCAGTTTTCCAATCAAATGCGGTATGACATATCCAACACCACATTTGATCACATCCAGATGATTTCATAATAGCATTTTTACAACCAGGACAAGGTTTAGTATCTTTATTAATAATTTTAGCAGTTTCAATATCATCTTTATCACAAACATGATTATCATCAATAATTTTATGACATTCTTTACAAGTATATTGTTTGCATAATAAACAATACCAATCAGAATTTACAAATCCTTCACAATCAGGATTTTTACAAGGATAAATATAACTACTTTTTTTAATATTTTCTAATTTTCTTCTACCATTTAAATTTAATTCATTTTTAATATATTGTTTATATCCACCAATAGAATGTATTTTAATATAATATGTTAAAGAATATTTAACTTCATTATTAATTTCATCTTTAATAGTATTAATTTTTTCTATTAAATTATCTTTTTCTTGAATAATATCAATAGATTTTAAAGTATGTGGTATTTGTGCTTTATCTTCTAACATTAAAACTTCTTTAATATGATTTTTCAAAGTATTATCTACATATATTTTTGTAAACATATCAATTAAATTTTTTCTGGTTAGAGTTTTTTGACAATTAGGACAAGGTTTATCAACTTTAATAACAGAAATTAAATATGTATTCCAGCATGGTTTACATACAACATATGAACAATATGGACAGTTAGAAGTATTATTTTTTTTAAAAGTTTCACAACATAGTGAACAATCTATACTCATATTTGATTAACTGAGTAAGTTAAAAAAAAATCATTTTTTTTTAAAGTATTAAATTATTTTTTAATTGGAATAAGCTAAACCACCCATACCACTTAATATACGTAAAACGTTATAATTAGTTCCCCAAACTTTCAAAGTTCCAAAAGAATTACTTTTAACAATTAATCGTGCAGTATCAATACGACTCATATTAAGTGTTCCAGATGGTTGATGTTCTTCTGGTTTAAGAGCAAATGAATATACATTAATACCTTTATTTTGAGAAATATTAGTATGATGTTGATATTGTTGAACTAATGAGAAATAATCACCATCTCTTGGTGTGAATCGATCATTACCATTTAATTGTAATGAAGCTTGAACAACAGGATTTTGACCACTTGGAACAACACCTAATATTGTATTAGTTAAATTAGAATAATCACCATATAAATTAGACAATTGATATGCAAAATTGGAATCACCAGCAATATTACAATCAAACTTTTCAGTTGTATAATTATACCAAACTTCATTATCATCTGGTTTAATAGTCCAAACTAATTCTTTAACAGGATGATTCATTGTTAATTGAATGCTTTTTTGTTCTTGTTTAATTGTGTCTTCTCCAGAATATTGTAATTGTTCAATTAAATATTCATGAGATAATTGTGCAAATCTACGACGTTCATCAGTATCTAAAAAGATGTAATCAGCATATAAAGTTGCATTTTTAATTTGTTGTTTAGTAATAGTATTATCTCCAGATTTTTTCTGATAAGCAGAACCAACATATGTACAATTATTAAATGTTTCAATTTCAATATTAACTTTAACTTCATGATATTGTAAAGCAATTAAAGGTAAAGCTAAACCGATATTTCTACAAAACCAAAATTCAAAAGGTATATATAATTTAGTATCTTTAAAGCTTGTCATATCAGTATCAGCTCCAACCATAGTTTGATAACCGGTTTGTTTTTCAATAGGTAATGATAATTCATTCCAAATATACATCCAATCAGAATATTGTTTATCAATTTTTTGACCACCAATTTCTAATTCTACAGATTTAATTAAACGTAATCCGATATAATTGACATATCTGTCTACATCGATATCATTCCATACATTTGTAGGAATTTCTTGTAATTTTGGTAAATCAACTTCTAAAATCATTTTACTAACTAAATCTCCATTACGTGAAATTTGTGATGTAACTCTATTACCAAAATCAAAATTGCCACTAAAAGATTGTCTAATAGATTCGATAGAAAAATTAGTATGTCTTCTATATACCACTTTAAAGAAAGTAATTTGTGGATTACCGGTTAAATAAACATCTTGTGCTCCATAGGCAACTAATTGAAGTAAACCTCCACCCATTTTTAAGTATTTATTATATATAAAAGAAAAAATATATAATAAAAGTAATTTATAAATTATTAATAAAGATGATGAAAGAAAGATGTAGTAAAAAACGAATACATGTAATAGATAATGTAACAGAAGCAAGTACATTAGATGATATTCATATAAATACAATAAAAAAGTTTAAAGAAAAGAATGAAAATATTAATAATTTGGTAAATGATATAGAAAAGTTAAAAATATTAAATATAGATATAAATGATAAATTAAGTAATGATAATTTAAATATAAATAGTAATGAAAAAAAAAAGTTATGGTATAGTAATGTATTGGTGAAGGAGGATATATTAAATAAAACGATAGAATTAAATGAATTAAATGAATCAAATGAGATTGATTATTATGAAAAAACAGGTAAAATTCTTTTTAATTATTATGACATTTTAGATAAAAATGTTCATACTAATAATATTTCAGTAAATAAGAATAAAAAATTTACAATTTTGGATGCATTAAATATAGATATAGGAAATAAAGTAGATTCGAGTGTAAATAATAAGACAAAGACTTCTTTAGTAAATGAGTATTTGTCAATAACAGAGAATAAATATATAAATCATTTAGATGGTGAATTTATAAGTGAATTATGTAGTAATTGTAATAAAGGAAATATGATAAATTTGCAACATGAAGCAATATCAATATGTATAGAATGTGGATATCAAGATTTTTTATTGGCAGAACAGAATAGACCAATAATGATAAATGATAAGAAGGATAATATTCATTATAGTTATAAAAGAATAAATCATTTTAGGGAGTGGTGTAATCAGGTTCAAGGAAAAGAAAGTACGGATATTCCGAATGAAGTATTTGATAAAATTTTGAATGAATTAAAAAAAGAAAAGATAACAGATACAAAAACTTTAACTCCAAAACATATGAGATCAATATTAAAAAAATTAAGAACTCATAAATATTATGAGCATGCAGCATATATAATAAATAGAATAAATGGTGTGCCTCCTCCCCAATTTAGTCCAGAATTAGAACAAACATTATCAAATATGTTTATGCAGACACAGCCTTTATTTATTAAACATGCTCCAAGTAATAGATTAAATTTTATTTCTTATTCGTATATATTGCATAAATTTTTTTTAATATTAGATTTACCGGAATATTTACCATTATTTCCTTTACTAAAAAGTAGGCAAAAAATAGCACAAAATGAGGAAACATTTAAGAAGATATGTAATGAATTAAAATGGAAATGGATACCTTCAATCTAAATTATCGACAGTAAAAATAATTTTACATTCTTTAATTAAGCTTTGTTTATAATTAACCATTTTACATTGATTAGCGATTTTATATAATATTTTAGCTTTTTCTTTATATAAATCTGATTCTTCAAGTGTTTCAACAATTCTGGATTGATTAAATAATTCCTGATGTTTTTCAAATAATAAATCAAAAATTTTTAAACTAATATTGATATATAGATCTTTAGCTAATTCCATTTCAACCCATTGATTATTATCATTTTGTTTATACCATTTATCATTATGAACTTTATAATCATTTTTATAAATATTATAAATTAGGATAGCTAAATCAAAATGGCTACCTTTAGAATTAATAACATTATGTATTAATACGTTTAATTCAGTTTCTAAATTCATTTATTATAAATTAATTTTATTTATGTTTAAATATGTTTTTTTATACTGGAAAATTCATGAGACGAAAACCTGTAGCTAATCCGACTCCTTGTTGAGCAGATTGAGAAAATGTAGGGCTAATAACATCTAATATAGCAAAAACACATGCGGATGTTACAGCTAAAATAGATATTTCCCAACCACTTAATTTATTAGGTCCGATCATATCTAATAAGTGTGCAACTAATGCTATAGCAAAACCTTGAAATAAATATTTCAAAATTTTTAATATTAATTCATTAGAATCAATTTCAACCATTTTTTTATGTTTTAATATATAAAGATATATTATATTTTTTAATAAATATGGAAAAAACAAAAATTGATTATTTAGATGAAGACGAACCAATTAGAAATCAAAATTATGTATGTTTATCTTTTTTAAATCCAGAAGATACTATAATAAAAAATAAAGAATTATTTTATTTTAATAAATTTTTAAAAAAATTTAGTAATGATATGGATTTATTATTTGAAAATTTAAAAGATAAATATAAAGATGATATAGATATGATAAATTCGATAAAAGATAATCATAATTATATATCAAATATGGATGAATTAAATGAACAATTTCAATTTTATAAAAATACGAATGCGGATAAAATAGAAGATGAATATTATAAAAATAATTTAAAAACAACACAACGAGGTATAAAAGTAAGGGGTGTATATGATAGTGAAGAACTTGCAAAAAAAAGAGTAGAAATTTTGAATAAAAAGGATAAATATCATAATATATATATAGCTCAAGTAGGTTGTTGGTTACCATATGAATCACATATAACAAATAATATAGAGGAACAAGAATATCCAGAACAACAATTAAATACACTTATGAAACATTATAAAGAAAATAAAGATCAAAAAGATATAATTTTTGATACAAGAACAACAAATGCTATAAATAAAAATACTATAGAGCCAAAATTAGAAAATCAATTTGAAAATGGGGCAAAGATAATAAGTGATGAATTAAATGATGGTGTAGATCCATGGTTACAAAAGAAAGAAGAAGAAAAAATGGTTGAAATAGATTAAAATGTGATTATTATTATTTTTTTTTACTCATATTTAATGATAAATACACTTATTAAATATGAGTAAAAAACCTTCAATGAAGTTAGAATTAAAAAAATTCGATCCTTCAAAAATTAATGATGATTCTGTTATAGTTG